AGCTACATCGTTCGGCTCATTATGAACCTGTACCGGGGCAACAACAACCAATTCGCCAAGAAGTACCGACACCACGACGAACGGGTCGAAGTAGACCCCGAAACCCAAGAACTAAGCAAGGACTACGACTCCCTGCTCGACGACCTTTGGGCTATTGCCCAGCAAGAGATGGACTCTTGGGCCAAGGACGGAGCGTTCCCATACGACAAGGAACTGCTGAACCTGCTGATGCAGACTGGCAACATGAAGGCCATGAGCCGGGAAACAGGCATCCCTTACCGTTCCATTATTTACTCCATCGAACAGGCCAAGGCCAAAATCAAAACCGCAATCGAAGCCAATGGATATACTGGTTTTTCCAATCCTGATTAGTGCTTTAGCGACCCTTGCGGTCGTGGAGTTCCGGGTCCTGCCGGGATGGTTCTATGCTCTGCCATTCGCCAAGCGAAAGCCGTTTTCGTGCATGACCTGCTTCGGGTTTTGGCTTGGCTTTGCCCTGACCCTGCCAACGTGCCAGTGGTACTTGGCTCCTATCCTCGGCCTCGCCTCATCTGCCACCGCAATAATCATTCGGGAATGGACCTTCAAATGACCAACGACCAGTTCGTAATTGCCCAGAAGCACAGGAAGTACTGGGACCAATATGTGGCATCGCTAACCATGCGACTGCCACCCGATGCGGTTGGTGAACTGCAAGCCATCCTGACCGCTCACGGCCGACCGCCCACGAATTGGTGGTGCGCAGACTGCGTAAAATCAGCCCTCCAATACATTTACATGCAAGCGGACTTGTTTGCCGAGTCCAACCAAAACACCGTTACAATCCCACTAAGCAATGCCCCTGCCAATCCCGAATAATAACGAAAGCAGAGAAGGCTTTATCGGTCGCTGCATGAGCAACAACCAAACCAATGCAGAGTTCCCCGATACGGCTCAACGGCTTGCGGTTTGTGGCTCAACGTGGGAGAATCACAAGCGTCAGCAGTTCGAGTCTTACTCCGATTACGGCCAAGAGATTCGGGCCAATGCCAAGCGAGGGATAGAACTCAACGAGCGGAACGGGAACAAGTGTGCTACTCAAACAGGCAAGGTCAGGGCGCAGCAACTTGCCAACGGGGAAGCAATTTCCCTTGAAACCATCAAGCGGATGCACTCCTACCTGTCCCGTGCTGAAACCTATTACGACAACGCAGACGATACCAGCGACTGCGGTTACATCTCCTACCTCCTGTGGGGTGGCAAGTCGGCTCTCTCATGGTCAAGAAACAAACTCCGAGAACTTGGCGAACTCGAAGGCGAAGGATGACGAAGCCCAAGTGCAGGCTCGGATGGACTCGTTGATGATGGTCATCACCACCCTCTGCGACTGCATCGGAGCGGTGGACGACTCCAACTCGCCCAACGCCTTTGCGGTGAAGATGAAAATCGTAAACAAGATAAGCGACCTAATCGACAAAATCGAATACTGATGGGAACCAGCAAGGGCAACGGCAAATACATTGAAACCCCCGAAAAGATGTGGGAATATTTTGAGGCATACCGGGCAGGGGTCAAGGCAAACCCAAGGACCAAGACGGTGTTCCCCGGCAAGGATGCTATCCCCCAGCATGAGCCTTTGGAGCGACCCTTGACCTTGGAAGGCTTTGAGAACTGGTGTGCCGATGCAGGTATCATTGAGGACCTTGGGACCTATTTCACAAACAGGGACAAGCGATATGACGATTATGTAGCTATCTGTTCACGCATAAAGCGAACCATCCGTCAAGACCAAATCGAAGGGGGCATGGTCGGTCAGTACAACGCAAGCATCACCCAGCGGTTAAACTCTTTGGTGGACAAGCAGGAGAATCAGGTCTTCATTGAACAATGGACCGAGGATGATTGATGAAGGTCATAAACACCACCGCCAAGCGGAAGATTGAATCGCTGACCCATCGTAAGAGGGTCATCCAAGGAGGGACCTCGGCCTCCAAGACCTTCAGCATCCTTTGCGTTTTGATCAAGCAGGCTTGCACGAAGAAGACCGAAATCAGCATTGTCGGGGAAACCGTGCCTCACCTTCGGAGGGGTGCGATTCGGGACTTCATCAAGATAATGATCGCCAAGGGCATCTTCGTTCCGGCAAGGTGGAACAAGACCCTGCTGACCTACCAGTTCGCTAACCGTAGCACCATTGAGTTTTTCTCGGCTGACCAAGAGGCAAGGCTCCGGGGTGCAAGGAGGCAGGTGCTATTCATCAACGAGGCGAACAACATCGACTTCGAGTCCTACTACCAGTTGGCAATCCGTACAAGTGAGGCCATCTACATCGACTTCAACCCGACGCATGAGTTCTGGGCGCATACGGAGGTCTTGCGTGAGGACGACTCCGAACTGCTGATCCTGACCTATCAGGACAACGAGGCCCTGCCTGACACGATTAGAAGGGACATCGAACTGAACCGCACGAAAGCCGAAACGAGTGCCTATTGGGCGAACTGGTGGAAGGTCTACGGCCTCGGTCAGGTCGGGACGCTTCAGGGGGCCATCTACGAGGACTTCGAGGTCGTGGAGGGTATCGATGTCAGCCGTGCGAAATTCGTCGCCCTTGGGCTTGACTGGGGCTTCAGCAACGACCCAACTGCACTCGTAGCAATCTACCGGCAAGGGGACTGCTTGCTCATTCAAGAACTGCTCTACTCAACGGGCCTCACGAACCAAGATATCGCAGACAAGTTGCGGTCGCTCGGAATCACCCGGGCTTGGGAGATCGTTGCCGATTCAGCAGAACCCAAGAGCATCGAAGAAATCTACCGACTCGGATTCAACATCAAGCCAGCGGAGAAAGGCCCCGACTCGGTTCGGAACGGGATAGACATCCTGAAACGCTTTAAATTGCAGGTTACCAAGGATAGCACCAACCTGATTAAAGAACTTCGGTCCTACACTTGGGCGACCGACAAGGAAGGCAAGAACACGGGGGTCCCGATTGACTCCTTCAATCACGCCTGCGATGCGATGCGATATGTGGCCCTTAACAAGTTAAGGGTCAGTAACTCGGGAAAGTATGTTGTGGTGTAACTTTGCCCCATGAACCCCGAACGCATCCTTGACCTGCTCATCGAAATCGGCAAGACGGTTGCAGCCGTTTTCTTCATCCTCACCCTTCTAACCCTCCTTTGGACCTTATGAAAGTCATCCACTACTACCACATTTACTGCGGAGGGAATTGGCAGTTAATTTTGAATCAACACATGATGGCCGTGTGCAATTACGGCCTCATCAATGTCTTGGACGAAATTCGGGTCGGCATCGTCGGTCCACCCGAACAACGCAAAGCGGTCAAGGAGGTGTTGGAAGGCTCGATGGTGGCTGATAAGGTCAAAGTCGTGGTTACACGAACCAACGCTTGGGAGCAGGCCACGCTATTGCACATGTACCTGTCAAGCAAAGAAGAGGAAGCCGTGTACCTGTACGCCCACACCAAGGGGGCTGCGAATCCATCCTTGACCACCCAACTTTGGGGGAGGTCCATGTTGTTCTTCAACGTGGTCGCTTGGGAGCGGTCCATGCAACTGCTCGAAGGGGTGGATGCGGTGGGATGTCATTGGATTACAAAAGAACAATTCCCCCACATGGCAGACCACAACAACCCCGAAGGCTATCCCTATTTTGGGGGCAACTTTTGGTGGGCCAAATCCTCCCACATCAAAGAACTGGGCGAGCCTGCAAGGGACCACCGATTCCAAGCCGAGCATTGGATAGGAAAGAAACCCGACACCAAGGTCTTTGATTCCAACCCCGGCTGGCCTTCACCTGAAAAATTCGTTGTAACTTTTTGATATGAAACTACTCGCCAACATCGCCTACCACCACAACCCCGAAAGGCTGCCAAACCTCATCCGGGTCATTGAGGCCATCAAGTCATATCCAGTACAAGCCGATATCTTCGTGGACACCAACGACCCCGAAGTCGTGGGGCTACTTGCGGACCAGCCCGTAACGGTTCACGCTCATACGCAACTCTCACACCCTTGGATGCTGACTGCAGTCCATCGGACCCGAATCAAGGAAACCTACAAGTACTTTGACTGGGTGGCCTACTTTGAGGACGACATGATGCTGCCCAAGGAGGGCTTCGTCAACTTCACCGAGCGGTTCGATTCGATGTTTGCCGATGGCTTGTACCCATCCTTCACTCGCATTGAAACCTACGACGACAAGGAAGGCGAATGCACTCCCGACGTGAACGAGGTGCTGCCCAGTTCGGTTTGGTGTCAGTACAACGGCAAGGATTATGTGAGCCTGCCGTTCTTCATCAATTACCACGCTTTTTGGATGTTCAGCGTCAAGAGGCTCAAGGAGGTGCTGACCCGCAACCCCGAAGAACTCGACAAAATCCCCGACAACGGTCTATTCAGGGAGAGCCTTGCGTCCTTCCCGATTTGGTCGCTTGGCTTGAAGCCGATGCTGGAGTTCACGGAGCAGGGCGAACTGGCAGAGCATTGCAAGGTCTTTCACCTAACGAACAACTACAAACACGGAAGCAGGGATATTAAAATCCTCTTTAAGCGATGAAACACGACAACATCTTTGGCTGGTCAAGCATGGAAAATCAAGGTCAACTCCTTCAGTTAATTCTTGACGAAATGCCTCCCCAAGAAAAATACCACATGGCTGAAATCGGAGTGTACCTCGGTCGTGGCTC